GTCTTCTTCACACCCAAGAAGATTTTTCATTAAGAAAAAAAGTGTAACTTTGTTGCATATGGTCGACAAATTTAATACGCGCGAGAGGGAACTCTATGTAGATTTGTTAGATAAGTTGCCAGAAAAAAAGAGTCTGGCCGATTTAAAACTTTTGCAGGCATTGGCTGTAGAAATGGCGCTTTACGAAGAAGCCACGGTACATCTAAAAGTCAGAACTACAATTACCGAAGGTGTAAAAATTGAAGTTCCGAGTGCATGGGTTGCAATACGCAACCAAGCGCTGAAAAACATACAAAATGTAACAAAGCAACTAAATATCTCTGAATTGGCTAAAGCCGAAGAACCGGTTGCTCATGTAACCAAATTAGATATATTTAAAAATGACAAAAAAAATATCATTCAGAAAACAGCGAATAGGTAATGTGTACATTATCGAGCGCAAGCACCTCAAGAAATGGAAAGGTGTAAATAAGTTTGGCGAAATTTCAGATGAAGTATTTTTATACAGAAACGATTATCTTGCCGATATGCAAATAAAACATTTTGAACAAAGCACAGAAATACTGCCAACAGATATTATCGGGGGAGATACCGAGTTGCAAGTGGATTAAACTTGCTGCCCAAAGGTTTGAGGCTGATATGAATCGGTCGGATATTAAATTCGACGGGGATTTGTACGACCATGCGGTTAAGTTCATCCAAGTGCTGGAACACACCATTGGTGGGCATTCGGGCATGAATTTTGAGTTAGAACCTTGGCAGCACTTTGTAATTGCCAATTTGTTCGGCTTTGTTAAGCCTGATGGCTTTAGGAGGTACAGTCGTGCATACGTCGAAGTACCCCGAAAGAATGGTAAGTCTACATTTTCAAACGCAATACTGCTCTATGGCCTATTGGCTGATGGCGAGGATGGTGCGCAAGTATATTCTGCGGCTACCAAACTTGATCAGGCCATGATGGTTTTTTCGGAAGGAGCGAGAGTTTGTCGTAAATTGGATTGGTTGAGTGAAGCAGTTCATGTTTATAACTCTGTTAATAACCGAAGAATTAATTATGGCGAGTCAGTGTATAGGCCACTGGAGTGGAATCCGGGGAAGCAGGATGGTTTGAACACCCATATGGCAGTTATTGACGAATATCACGCGCATCCCAATGATGAGCTGTATAACGTAATTCGTAACTCAATGGGTGCAAGACGGCAACCGTTGCTATTTGTGATAACTACGGCAGGATTTAATAGAGAATCAGCGTGTTATAGACACAGACAATACTGCACCAAGGTGTTGGAGGGTGGAATACATGACGATAGTTTGTTTTCTGTCATTTATACATTGGATGAGGGTGATGATTGGAAGGAGAGAAAAAATTGGATTAAGGCAAATCCGAACTGGGGAGTGAGTGTAAACCCACGTCAGTTGGAAGAAGGTTTGTCTGAAGCCATGGAGTTAACCCATAAAGAGGTTGAGTTTAAGACGAAATTGCTAAATGTATGGACTGATACGGCATCGGTGTGGATTTCAGATGAAAATTGGATGAAATGCCTTGACGAGTCAGAACCGACTGGAGTTTGCTATGGTGGGCTGGATTTGGCTACAACGGGCGATTTCTGCGCATTTAGTCTATATTGGCCGGAAACTGGCTCTGTAAGGTCTTGGTATTGGTTGCCCGAAGAAAATGCCAAGCGAAGAAACGACCAACAAGGTGATGCAATTCGCGGATGGGCAAGAGATGGTTTGATAGATGTAACCGAGGGAAATGTTACAGACTACAACCATATCCGTTACAAAATTGGAAATTTGGTTGAAAAGTACGAAATCCGCGAAATTGCTTACGATAGATGGAATGCAACACAGATAGTTAACGATTTAGTTAGTGATGGGCTGACTATGTACCCATTTGGGCAAGGATTTGCCTCAATGAGCGCTCCGACTAAAGAATTTGAGCGTTTGGTTAAAAGTAAGGCTATTAATCACGATGGCAACCCGGTTACGCGTTGGATGATGGGAAATATTATGTTAAAGCGTGATCCAGCGGATAATGTTAAGATTGACAAGGGGAAATCTGGCGATAAGGTCGATGGCCCGGTAAGTATAGTAATGGCGCTTGGAACATATCTTCAAGAAGCGCAAAAAGAACAAGAACAAGATTTTTGGTTTATTGACATATGAACGGTTTACCTCTATATTCGCATGACGACTTTATTCGGGCGTATTATAATGCGTTACCGCACCATAAAAGGTACGAGGATGCGTATTGGTACGTAGAGGAGTTGTACAATCAAAAGTATGGCAAAAATAAATACAGTAGCTATGTTGTGTTCCGTGCTACGCTCAGTAGATGGGTAAAATGTAACACTCCATAAATTAAACACTATTAATATTGCATCGATGGGTATTATCCAGAATATTTTTAAATCACAGAAAAGAAGTAGTATATCTGCTCCAAGCGACTGGCTTATCAAGTCGTTGAGTGCCTTATTTGGGCAGCAGACTACAAGTGGACAAAGCGTAAATCAAAACAGTGCTATGAGCATTGCATCGGTTCATGCTTGTGTTCGCGTTATATCAGATGGGGTTGCAGGCTTAGGTTTAAAATTATATTACGAAAATGAAACTGAGCGCAGACAAGTGTTTGCTCATTATAGTAATGCAGTATTGAACGAGCCAAATGCTTATATGACCCGTTTCGATTTCACGAAGTGGATGGTATCTCAGCTCATGTTAAATGGTAACGCATACGCGTTTATCAATCGTGACAGCAGATTTATTCCAACTGCCTTACATCCAATACAAACAATGAATGTAACACCATATATGTCTGATGGCGAATTATTTTATCGCGTACAGCAAGATGGTTTCCCGGCATTAGTGCCTGCGGTAGATATGTTACATTTTAAAGGCTTGAGCATGGAGAACGTATTGGTTGGTAAATCGCCAATTAATTTGCACGCTGAAACATTGGGTATAGATTTGGCTGCCATAAAGAGCAGCGCTGCTGTCTATAAAAATGGAACGCTGAAGTTTTTGTTGAAAAGTCAGGGTAAGATTGACGAATCACAAGCAAAACCTTTACGTCAATCATTGGATGATGTTATAGATGGTAACAAGCGCAGCACCGTATTGCCTTCCGGGGTTGAGATGGAGCGTTTGTCGTTAAGCCCACAAGAGGCTCAGTATATTGAAAGCCGTTCATTTAGTGCGGAAGAAATTGCTCGTATATTTGGTGTTCCTGCATCTATGATTGGTGCTAAGGATGGTATTAAGTCATCGGTGGAGCAAGAATATCAAGATTTTTACGCTCGCACGTTAATGGCGTATTGCAAGAACATAGAGCAGGAGTTGAAGCGTAAGTTATTGCAGGAGGTTGATAAGCCTAATTATTATTTTAAGTTTAATTTTAATTCCCTATTAAGAGCCAGCGCCAACGATCGCGCAGATTTTTATAATAAAGGCATCAGAGGGGGCTGGCTTTCTCCAAACGAGGCACGCGCATTTGAGAATGCTAACGGCTTTGAAGGAGGCGATACCTACTATGCAGAAGGCAATTTAGTACCTCAAGGTCAGTTTGCTGAATACATTGAGGCTAAGATTCAGAATTTATTAAGTAAAAACATAACTAACAATCCCCGTGGAGAAAATTAGAAGAGCAATAGGCACAATCAATTATCGTTCTGTTGACGATGGCTTACCTACCGAATTTGGTGGGGTTGCTGCCGTTGTAGACACGGTTACTGATTTGCGTTTCTTTGAGGAGAAAATCGAAAGAGGCGCATTTGACGAAGTATTAGATCATGACGTACGAGTATTATTCAACCATGACCCATCAGCTATGTTGGGCAGAACCAAGTCTGGAACAGCTAAGGTATATCTTAATTCCGACGGACACCTTGAGTATACATGGCAGCCTGACTATGAGAATCCCTTACACGTTCAAGTAGCGCGTAGCATTATGCGTGGAGACGTAACCCAAAGCAGTTTCGCCTTCACTGTGGATGAGTACGCTTGGGGTAAATCAGAAAAGTATGGAGATAACTCTATGCACATCGTACGCAAAATTGGACAATTATTAGACGTATCACCAGTAACATACCCAGCATATGAAGAAACTTTGGCGGAGGCTCGTAGTATTCTTGAAACGAAGCCTAAAAAAGAAAATGAATCAGATTTAATTAACATAATAAAACTTAAACACAAATAAACCATGAAAATTAAAGCCTTACACGAGGAAAAAGGCCGTTTAATCGAAGAATTGAACGCCCTACAAAACAGCATCAACACTGAAGCGCGTTCGATGACTGACACTGAAAAAACACGTTTCAACGAAATCGACAGCCGTTTAGAAGGTATCGGTTCTGAAATTGAAACCCTTGAGAAGTTACAGAAGCGTGCTGCCGAAAAAGTAGTATCTGCTCCAGTTTACGGATCAGCCTCTACTTCTGACAAGACTGAACGTCAGAAATTGGTTAACGAGTACAGTTTCAAGCGTGCTATCGAGCAAGCTACAACTGGCCGTCGTGAGGGTGTTGAATTTGAAATGCACAAAGAGGCAGCTAACGAGTTCCAGCGTGCTGGAGTTTCTGTAAGCGCTCACAGCGTTTTGATTCCATCTGATGCTTTCAAGCGTGACATGACTGCTACTGGCGGTAGTGGTGGTGACCAAGGTGGTGTGAACATCCAAACCAACGTAGGTGGAATCATTGACGTGTTGTTGCCAAACACTGTATTAGGTGGATTAGGCGTAACTCGTTTTGATAACCTTACCGGTAACTTGGATTTGCCTAAAGCAAACACTCAGCCAGCTGCTGGATGGAATACTGAAAACGGAACTGCTGCCGAGAAATCTCCTACCTTTGGTAAGGTAAGCTTTTCTCCAAAGCGTTTGGCTGCTTTCATCCAAGTTTCTAACCAATTGTTACGTCAGTCATCTAATAGCATTGATGCTTACGTTCGTAACTATTTGGCTCAAGCTATGGCGCAAGAGTTGGAGAAAGCTGCAATCCTTGGTGGTGGCACTAACGAACCTACAGGTATCATCAGTAATGCTGATGTTAATGTTATTTTCGCTGGTGGAGCTGCTTCTAACGCTACTAATGCTAATGGTGCAGCAGTAGTATGGGCAGACGTTGTTAACGCAATGAAAGCCGTTGAGAGCAATAACGCTATGGGTCAAGCATACTTAACTAACCCATTAGTTAAAGCTGCTTTGCAAACTACTGGCCGTCAAGCTTCAGGTGTTGAAGGTAACTTCATCCTTCAGTCAGGCGCTGGTGAGTTAAATGGCTATCCTTTAGCTGTTACCACTAACGTGCCTTCTACTTTGAGCAAAGGTGCTGCTTCTGATTTGTCTGCAATGATTTTTGGAGATTTCAGCAAGTTGGCTATTGCTTCTTGGGGTGGAATGGAACTTACTGTTGATCCTTTCAGCGGAGCTACTGCTGGATTGACCAACATGGTATTGAACGCTTACATGGATGTAAA